TGTCGTTCATATAGTGAGCAAGCATACGCAATTCTAATCCACTTGCGTCAATGCCAACTAACTTATATCCTTTCTCTACTGTCCATAAATCCCTACACTCGTGTCCGTAGGGGCTTCCACTGTTAGGTACTTGCGCCATATTCGGACTCATGTGTGTCATACGACCTGTGACAGCGCCGTTAGTGATGACACGACCATGAACCCTACTGTCTGTACCAACTGCTTTTATCCACGAATCTACCTGAGCGATTCGCTTTTGTAGCATCATGTATTCTGCGAGGGTTTTGGCTTCCGGGTAGTCGAGACTGGCGAGGACTTCTTCGTCGACGATGACGCTACCTTTTTCGGTACGCTTTTTGGGTTTCCAACCCTTTTCTTGAAGTCTCTCTGCAATTTGCTGGCGGCTGCCGGGGTTGAACGGCGTGACGATGTCGTTGAGCGGCTTCCCACTTGTTTTATGTGTTCTGCCACTGATGACGACTGGCGGAAAGATGGTTTCCATTTCAACCTGAATAATGTCCAGTTTAGTCTTAAGTTCAGATAGTAAGCATAGAGCTTTAGGCATATCCAGCTTGAAGCCGTTTCGCTCTTGTTCAGCAATGATAATTGCGACTTGGTGTTCGAGCGTGATACTTTCTTTTGAGAAACCATTTTCCATCTCCTGAGTTAAGTGTTTATAAAGCTCTGCTGTGACCTTTGTATCTTGAATACAGTATTGCAACATCTCGTCTGTGAAACCGCCGTCAAAGTCTGTGAAGTCGCCTTTGGCAAAGCCTAAACGATTGCCCCAAGCAGCAAGGCTGTGTCCGTCTTCTAGACTAGGGTTGTATAACCTTGACAACACCAGTGTATCAACTACTTGTGACTTTTTGACAGTAATTCCCCAAACCTTCTTGAGTACTGGGAAATCAAAAAAGATACCGTTATGAGTGACAATGCTGTCGCAGTTGTTAATAAAGTCTTGCAGTGACGCTGGTTGCACAAAAGTAGAGACAACATCCTTGTCAATGTCACGACACACAACACACCAGATTTTATCGTGGGTGCTGTTGGTCTCGATGTCAAGGACTATGCGCATACGTTAATCATTTTAACTAAACTTTGCAGATTAAGCAAATACAATCGTGAAGTGTTGTTATCACCGCCACTTACAATCCTCGGCATCGTCTGAACGATATAATTCCTAAGTATTTTAGTTGGGATTACCAAAGTCATCACAATATCATTACCAAGTGCAAGGTTATGAAACCAATACTCTGCTTCGGTGATGGCGATGCCGCTAGGCTTACCACGGCTCTCAAACTCGATTACGATGTTGCCGGTGGACTTCCACTTCTCTCGCTCAGTCTTTACTTCTATCTTGCTGTGCTGCAACATATCAGCAACCTTCTTTTCAAAGACTTGTCCGTACTGTAAGTCAAGGTCAAATCGTTTATCATTGTTAAGTTTCATTCATGCCTCGCAAATTCTTTCTGAGCGTTTTCTCTAGCTTCGTGAAGTTTTGTTGTAGCTTCTTCTAAAGTATCAAACCGCCCGACATAATTCTTCTTTGCATTTGTTTTAAATTCTGCATACCATTTATTGCGAGCCTTGTCATACCAAACACCTTTTACACCTGTTGTATTTGTGATTGGTTTTTTAGCGTTCCATAGATTTTGTGCAACAGTGGCTTCTCGTAAATTTTCAATACAATTATTTGTTCGGTTTCGGTCAACATGGTCTATTACTTTAGGTAAATATCCGTGGTGATATAAAAAAATAAGTCGGTGTGCTAAATACATTTTATTCTGAAACCGTATATAAATATAACCATTATTCGCTACAAGGCTACACTTCTTGTCTTGCCAAACACCTTGACGTGATTTACGAGTGTGCAAAAACCCATCTTTGTAGTAAAAAAATTCTTTTAGTAAGTCTTGAGTAATTTCTATATCCATAATTTTATCAATCCTCCGAAGTACATCGCTACTGCCACAAACTCAACCGTAAACAAGGCATAGTCCTTCTGCTGCACACCTGACCAAGCCCATAACCCACTACCAATCAAACCAAACCACAGGTTTAATGGAAAGATGTTTAGGCTAGTTAAGCCAATGCCAATCAGACAGAGGATAGTGCCAGTCCATTTCATTTCTTCTTAAGCACTTTCTTCTTACGAACTAAAGGTTCTTCAACAACAGTAACAGTCTCTACTGGCATTGGTCGTGGTTCTTCAAACATTGCAGCAAGGAGGTCTTGAATCTCAGGCTCAAGCAGTATAAAAGATTTACCGTTGTTCATGTGTACCTCACGGTCAATGATGTAAGTTACATTCAGTGTTTCAATGACAATATTATTTATCTTGACTAGCATTGGTTTCAATCCTTTTCAGTTCGTGTTCAATCATCTTCTGTGCGTTGCTGAGTGCCTTAATCAGTTGATTACAGTCTTCAACATGGTAATGCGCTACAACATCAGTACCTAACACCTTGTAGGCTTCTAGCGTATCTCGAATCAGTTGCTTGAGTGTAGTTGTGAATTGCACTGCTTCATCAGCCTCGCCAAAGAAGAAACCGTAATCCACTGAACCGTTCTCGGCAATCCATACAAAGCCATCTACTTTTACATTCTTAGTCATGATTCATTCCTGTGATATACATGGTTAGGGTTCTTTAGCATAGATTTAATAAGTTCATCCATATTAAAGAACCATTGAATAAACATTCTTCCATCGGGTTCATAGATGGTAAAACTCATTTACCCTCCGCAATAAACTTGTCCACAGCGACATCAATCTCATCGCCAATCATCCAGCGCCATTCCGACATATCACCATTACAGGCTATAACCGAGGGGGCGACAATCTTAGGGTCAATATCCCACGACGCACTCTTGAGCCACCGATAACGCTCTGCATCAGCATAGACAGCACGATTGTCTTGAATACGACCAAAGACATCCTTGTTCAGTGTACGCAGCCTGTCAATCTCCAAGCACAAGGCATTGATGTAATTGCGAGTAACAGAGTACTCGTCTGTCTTGGCGTACTGCCTTGCTTTTTCTACTAAGTCGTTGCTCATAGTGTGTCCTTAATTTCTAACATTCGTCCAGTTTTGCCATTATACAACAATGCACCACAATTACCAGTGTAACCGCTAAATCGGTTCTTGAGAACCCGCACAGATGTGGTATTGCGCTCAATCATATCCTGTGCTTGTCCGTTACGCTCCAAGCCAATCACAATATCAGACAGTTGTGCAATAGCGCCTGAGCCACGCAGTTGCGCCAGCGATGTTGCCGCCCCTTCTTCGTGTCCCTTGCTTTCTGGGCGCTTTAGGTGACTAACACAGATAAGACTGATTCCTGTTTCCTGTACCAGCATCCGCAACTTAGTCATTATGGAATCCAATGCTTTACGTTCATCACCCACATCGCCGCCGCTAACGATAATGCTAAGGTGGTCAAGAAATACGTAACCACAGCCAAGACCTTTTGCCATGTAGCGCACTCGATTGACAATATTCTCCAAAGAAGTACTGCCAAAATGGTCAAACAGGTAAATACGGTCACTTCCCAAAGTTCTATCAAAAGCATCTTTCAGTTCCTCCGGTGTTACTTCTACATCAGGTAAATGGATTGGTTTGTTTACTGCTAACGACATCAACGACCTCGCTGTTTTGCGTACACCTTCTTCAAGAAACATAAGTCCAATGTTGTCAGTGGTTTTGCAGAGGATGTGCCATACAATTTCTCTAAGAAACTGAGACTTACCAAGTCCGCTTCCGGCTGTGACCATGACCAGCTCACCTTTCCTGATTCCGTAGGTGAGTTTATTGAGTGCTTCGTATGGATAATCACAATCAGCTTTCTCGATAGGAGCTGAGACCATATCCCAGAGGGTGTTACCTTGAATAATTCCATCAGGGACATAAGCCTCAGCACCCCACCAACAATCAACAAATTCCTTACTACTTCCATTCGCCAAATAGTCGCAAGCATCTTTGTATCCTTTCTTATGTTTCATTACCTTGACTTTGCCACCGAACAATTCAGCGACAGCCTGTGATGCCTTTTGTCCTGCTTCATCGGCATCAAACGCAATAACGATGTTCTCGAATGAGTCAATCCATTCGTACTGTGCTTTGCAGTCCTTTAAAGCGGCTGCTGCACCGTTGCGAACACTAACGCAAGGATACTTGCTACCTTGCATCTGATACGCCGCCATAGCGTCTAATTCACCTTCACAAACGGTCAAGTAGCGACCTGCTTTAGCGAACAGTTGCTGTCCGAACAGCGTAGCGCCATTAAAGTCACCCGCAATGCTGAATTGCTTGTTTGCAACATCCCTAGTCTTAACTGCCGTTAGTGTGCCATCAGCATCATAGAATGGATAATAGTGTTTGCCAGTGGCTTGTTTAACACCGTAGGTCAGGCAAGTAGCCGAAGTAATACCACGGTCAGCGATACTATGATTAGTAGCAGAGTCATAAAATTGTATGTCCTTGTTCATTGGTTTAACTGCCTTCATTGTTGTTGTTTCGCCATTGCTTGCGGTGTAGGTTTCACACTTAAAGCAATGGGTATGACCATCGTCATAAAGCGCATTGGCATTTGAACTGCCGCAATGCTCACACGGTAGGTGCTTTACGAATTTAGAAACTGGCATACTCAAATCCACTATGCAGTTCAATCTCCATATCGCCAAAATCTTCTTCTTTAATATCCGAAGGCGATAAGTTCTCCGCCGTAATATGGCAATCTTCTTCGGTGTCGCCCTCAACGGTTACATAGTACGTCTTTGTAACCTTAAATGTTGCCATCAATCCTCTTGGTGCTGTTCTCATTTTGTACCTTTCATTTATCATCTACTAAAATAACCCCATGCCTTACTCGCCAAGGGTATGCTGATTCTACATAAAAACACCGTGAAACACCATCTTTTACACTTAACCAGCCATGCCAGTAAGAATGACCCTTTTCATAACTGCCACATACGGTATGCTCTAGTTCCCATTTAGCGGCTTTGTAGCCACCGTAAGCCGAGATAAGGGCTACCCCTAGCACCACTAAAATAAACAGTTCCCAAGGCGTTTTAGAGCGTTTGTGAAGGCATCTATCTTCGCTGGCTTCGGTAGTGTCTTTATCCATAGCGTTTTATCCATTTCAATATACGATTGTGCTTCATCACGGGTATAAAACCGCCTTACTAACCCGCCCCATTCATCCCTTACTTCGTACCGTAAATTAGACATTAGTTACCTCATAAAGCATTGCGTTTACTTTAGCCTGAATCATATCCTCTAAGTCGTTGATTACATTAGCATAACCGTATTCATCAACCAAATCCGCCATGTCCGACAGAATAAAGTGGTAACGTGCTTCATCAATAGAATTCATAAAAACCCCTTTCAATAAAAGACAACTTACAGTAATCATTGACAATTAAAAAGTCAATAGTTTTAGACAAAAATAAAAGACTTGACACAATTTCAAAAACTTCGTATAATGCTTTAACAACATAGACTATCTTTAGATTGTTTCTCTATGTGATTAAAAACTATTAAAACCTTACAGCCCTGATTCTATATAGACTGTATAGGCGATTGCATCAGCGCTCATTCCAGTAATCATCCATATCTTCGTCGCTACTATCATCGGTAAAATCATCTATATTGTCCATAAGCGATTCTAAGTTACCCGTATCAGCCTCGCTCATAAGGTCGTTTCTAACCTGCACTGGTATATAGGCATCAACAGTCCGTAAACAGGTGCTACACATCTCTAAAAACTGTCTAGTAATCGCATGGCGCATAGTTGATTCATAGTCATCTAATGCTGTATTGCAACAAATACATCTCATTTTAAAGCCTTTCTAAGCCCTTTTACGGCATTGGTAATAGGTAGGTATTAACTTCAATCAAAGTCGGCTAAAACAGCCCTTTAAAGCCCTGCTAGATAGTCAAATAACCATAACAGGGATTGAGTATAGACTAAAAAGCCAGCCAGCCAGTAAAGCCAAATATAAGGGTCTTTTTTCATTCTGTTGATTCCTTCATTGTCAGGTTTCTTAAATCCATCCATAAATGATACAAACCTTCCTCACTTAACAGCATAAGCCAAGGAAAATCCGCCTGTGATGTTGGCAACATTGCTTTTATATCTTCCGTTAAATATTGCCTATTCGTTTTCATTGTGTAACCCCTTCCATTATAAAAAAATCTTCTTCTTTGCCATTCATTGTGACACCATCGCGCCAAGTCAATCCAATGTAGGAATCGTTTAGATTGCAATGGATAAGATATTGCCCCAGTTTGTCGCATATAACGTCATAGGCA